GTAATGCCTCTGAAGGGGCTTCTTCCTTCGGTGTCGGTGGCGGGGGTGGTGCGGGCGCTGGTGCGGGCGCTGATGGTCTACCCCCACCCATCACCCTGACCCCAACAATTTCTTAGCGGTTGTGTTCTCTTCGTCCGCGCCGCTGGATAATACCGTCTCCGTCCGTCCCGTTGCCGCCGCCCTGCGTTGACGGGCGGCTAACGCTTCAGCCTGTACGTCCGCGTCTGACCGTGACGGTGGTGCGGGCGGTGGAATAGGTGCGGGCATTGAGCCGCCGCCACCAAATAAACCACCCATGTCATCATCTCCTGTTAAGTGTTGCAACGTCTCAAGCTAACACGAAAAAACTCCCCGGCGCAAGGCCAGGGAGTTTAAACGGTATAGGACCGTTTTATCCAGGGAGAGGATGCTTAACTGAATAGCGCATAATCAACATCCCGCGCAACCCTTTTCCGCTTTAATTGTCGAGACGATCTGGTGTCACGGCGGCTGATCGTCTTGGAAAACGTCATCGCCAGCGCATCCCCATAATCAGGCGAGGCATGGCCGCGCTTCTTCATCTTCTCTTTCGGCTCCAGCTTCAACTGCCCCTTCAACGTGAAGTCATACATCGGCGCACACAAGTCCTCGACCAACCCAGTATGGTTCGGTATCGTCGCGGACGGCAACCAATCCCTCATGCGCCCCCACATCTCCGTCCGGTGGTTGGCGTACATATCCTTGTCCTCTGCGCCGCCGCCCGTCTTGACCTCTGTGATCCTGAAGCCCGACCCTTTTAAAATATCCACTACCCCACCGCCGACGCCATCACCCTCAACGAAACACGCGTCCGGTTTATACTTGTCCATCGCCCGCGCAACGTGTTCGGACAACTCAACGATGGAACAACTCTTGTACGCCTCAAACCTTATCTCCGTGGCATCGCGTCCGAACCGGAACGCGATCACCGCGCTGTCATCGCCGTACCGTGCCGGGTCCACCCCCATTATCAACGCTGCGCCTGGATCGGGTATCGCTTCCCGCGCAACCGCATCATCGACCTGGCCCCGGCTGATGAACTGGTAATCCCCCTGCCGGGGGAACTGACCATAGACCTCGACCCTGGCCTGATCGCTGTCCTCGCCATACTGCCTGATGACATCAGCATAGACACCAGGGTCGTTCTCCTCGACGCTACGCCCGTCAATCGTCGCGTGGTCCCACTGGTCCCGGTTGCCGTGGAAGCACTCAAAGAACTCGCCTGACGGGTTACGCGGATTACTAATCGCAATCCAAAACCTGTGAAGCGTCTTATCCGTGAAATACCCCTGCGCCACCGGCCAGATACATCCCGGTATACCCGACGCCTCATCGAACAACACCGCCATCGCCATCTGTGAGTGAACCCCCGCATAGGCATCGGGCGCTTCCTCTGACCACAGCCTCGCCTGTATGTACCAGTACGCATCGTCGTATCCCGTTGTCTCCTTCAACGTCTGAACCAGCCATTCGGCGGGTTGTAAACTCATAATATTATGTTCGTACCACCGACTGTTGATGGACATGGTCGCCCACTTCCTGATCTCTGGAAAGGTCGTGGACTTCAACTGCTGCTCCGTGTTGGCGCTGACCACCACGGTAGAGGACGGCATACAGGAGAACAGCCAGAGCGCCACCCAGGCCAGGAACGCAGACTTGCCGATACCACGGCCAGATGCGCGGGCGAGTTTTAGAAGTTCGGGGTCTAACCCCTGGCGTTGTTTCTTGATGTTCTCTTGAATGTGGTCGCGCATCTTTGTGAGCGCGTCCCGTTGCCATTGCCGGGGTCCGGCGTGGTTCTCAAGGGGTGTGCCTTGTTTCCCCCACGGGAACGCGAACAGGACGAAACTCAAGGGATCATCCTGAAAGGACAACATCTTGTGGATGAGTTGCTGTTCGTCTGGGTGGGGTTGCTGTTTAGGCATTAGGTGTTTCCTTGGGGGTGGTTTGGTCTATTGGTGTATTGGTCTATTGGTCTATTGGTCTATTGGTGTGTCGGGTCCAAAAAAATTTTTTAAAAAATATAGCTCAACCTGTCGCCGTCAGGACCATATACACAAATCCGCGCCGAACTTCCGGGGTATCCCCGCGCCACTCCCCCCCTTCCGATTATCACGCAATCCCCGACACACCCATTGTCGCATAACATATATTATGGCAAATCACTTCGCATTGTCCTTTGTTATCAATACCTTAGCAGGTGACTCGTGTGTCGGGGTATCATCTGTTGCTATTACGTTCCCTTCTATCACTTGCAACCTGTCGAGGTTCAATTGGTTGTCAATCATGGCCTGGCCTAAGTTTAACGCAACGGCAACGTCCAGCCTGACTTCGTTTGGTACTATTTTACCAAGCAATCCCATGAACGCTTTGGGTTCTGAGCGGGCTTGTTCGACTAAATAATCAACGCCGCCAGCCCGCGAAAAAGCGAGGTGGATAATTTCCTTCATATCTTTAGATAACTTCGATTTGCCGCGCGTCCGTTTACTTTTTTCGGCTTTGGGCATTTTACACCTATTTGATATTAAACCTTTGTTTACGTTTACGTTAACGTCAACGGTTTTAATCCGCTTTACGTTAACGTCAACGGGAATTTATTTCAACCTGTTTAAACTTTCCCTATTGACAACCGGACATTATGTCATTAGATTGGGTACAGGCTTTTTTGAAAGGAAACCTGAAAATGTACAACACAGTAGTGAATATCGGATTAGTCCTAGCGGTTGTGGCCGTCATATTTCCAGGCGTTGCGATTGTCCTAGCGCCGGACCTATTTAAACCGGAAATGATCATCGGGCAACTCTTCGCGGTCGTCTATATACTTTTCGCGGGTTTAGATAAGGGCTGGTAAACCAAACCCCAAACAGCGCCAAGCCAAGCGCCGCATTTCCCCGGAAACAAGCGCCGGGGATTTGTGGTGAAATCTTATGAAAGGGATATCAAATGACCATACAAAACACCATAATTTTCGTGATCATGGGCCTTGTCTCAATTTTCACAATTGAGGCGGGCATGGATATTTTCACCATAATTCAAGACGCGCAGTTCAGCCGTTGCATCGAATTGCTGATTAGGGAATGTGTACGATGATCACCTTAAACCTTTTAGATTGGTTGGCCATAAACGGGCTTGCCATTTTATTTGTTGCCACAATTCTAATTGTTCTTTTGAAAGGGGAACGAAAATGACTAAACCTAAACATGAACGCCAACAATGGTTAGATATTGCGATTGTTGAATTACAAAAGGAATTTAAAAAGGAAGGTCTTAAACTTCCCAAATATCGCGCAACAATAGGGCTTCCATCCAAAGGTGGCTTTTCGGCAAAGAACCGGACAATAGGACAATGCTATTACCCGGCGGCATCAAAAGATAAAACAACGGAAATAATGGTTTCACCTACCCAAGACAAACCTTTGGATATTTTGGCGATTGCCGCCCATGAAGTCTGTCATGGCGTTTTAGGCGCGGGCTTCGGGCATGGTAAAGAGTTTAGAAAGCTCGCGCTATCAATTGGCCTAACCGGAAAAATGACAGCCACCGAACCGGGACCGGAATTTATAAGGCGGACAAAACACATTTTAGAAAACCTTGGCGCATTCGCGCACAAGCGTTTGGATATTACTGTAGGCCAAAAAAAGCAGTCTACTAGAATGTTAAAATGCGAATGCCTTAACGATGGTTGCGGGATGGTATTCCGGACAAGCTCAAAATGGGTAGAAGTAGCGGGCGATGATATGTCTTGCCCGATATGCACGGCTTTAGTCAAAATCGGATGATCACTTAATGTGGCGGGCGTTTAAACGCACCCGCCATATTGAGGGGAAACCCGACACACAAAAAACGCTTTTTCTTTGAAAGGAAAACCAAAAATGTTTATCGACAAAACGGAAATCGAAATATGGTCAAATCATGGGAATTATGAGAACCCAAAAAAGAAACCCAAACAGGAAAAAATAGGGACTTTGGTTTTTAATGGGTACGCTCAAATCAAGAACCTAGACCGGGTTCTGGAAAGCCTGGACGATAATCTGTTCCAGCATGACGCTGTAGAGTATCGCGTCAAATTATCAATTAAAAACGCCTAACCGGTTTTTTATGAAAGGAAAACCCTTATGGAAAAATATAACGGATGGACTAACTACGCCACATGGCGCGTCAACCTGGAAATTTTCGACGGTTGGGATATTGACGGCGAACAATACACGCCAGACGCACTACAGGAAATTGTGGAAGACCTGTTAGCGTCAGACGTTGGAGACACTTCCAACCTTGCCTATTCATACGCGAACGCTTTCATTGCGAACGTCAATTGGCACGAGATCGCGGAACACGTCAACGAAAACGAATAAACCCCAAAATAGGCCCGCTAGGTTGACCCCTGGCGGGCCTTCTCTCTTTTTTCTATGGTAATGTACCCGACAAAATGCCATACCCTACACGGGCCTTAAAAACGGACTAGGTAAATGCAATGAAACCCGAAACATTCAAGACCGGGCGCTTGGCGCTTGGGTTAACCCAAAACGCGCTTGGCGCATTCCTGGATATCTCACCGCGCCAAATTATCAGATATGAAAACGGAACCACGCCCGTTCCCCTGGCGTTATCCATCCTGATCGACATCCTGATCGACAAGAAGATTCCGAAAATACCATCCTGATCGACAACGGGCACATGGCGGGCCAAAAATAAACGGGCACATGGCGGGCCAAAAATAAACGGGCACATGGCGGGCCAAAAACAACCCGACACAGTTTAAACGCTGTGTCGGGTTTATTTTAAAAACCGCCCGCCATCTTAGTTTAGGTGATTAGGTAGAAGGTAACCATACTTGAAAACCTCTGGGAGTTGTCGGTGTTCCGTCGCCGCCGCTCCTCTCTCTCTATAT